ATATATAATATAAGATATATAATATAAGATATATAATATAAGATATATAATATAAGATATATAATATAAGATATATTAGATATATCTATAATCTTTAATATAGTCTACTATCTTTATTAATCTTTAATATATTAAAAGTATAATACTATGTTTAATACATAGATACGTATATTTATAATACTAAATAAGAGTAAAAATGAGCGTAAAACTAATCGTTGCAATGTGTAAAAATAATGGTATTGGATTTGATAATAAAATTCCGTGGAGAATATCAGAGGATATGAGTTATTTTTCTAAAAAAACATCAGGTGATTATAGTGTTGATGGAATTAAAAAAAATGCAGTAATAATGGGGCGAAATACATGGGAGTCTTTACCTAAAAAATATAAACCTCTTCCAAATCGATTGAATATAGTTCTTACTAGGAATACAAAAAGGTTACAAGAATTGGATCATTATGACACGGATAAAAAAGATATTGAATACGTTTCATCTCTAGATGATGCAATAGAACTATGTTATGGCGGAGGAGAGAAAGGAGAGAAAGGAGAGAAAGGAGAGAATTCAATTAATAAAACCCATAATAAATCTATTGTTAACGATATTTGGATAATTGGTGGTTCATCTCTATATCGAGAGTTTATAGATTATGACCCAACACTAAGTCTACGTAATAATATTGGAATATCTAGTTATTACATTACTTATATAGATAAGGAATATAATTGTGATACATATTTTCCCATGCTAGAAAATATGAATAAATATCATCTTGCTCAATTTGAAAAACACGAGTGTATCGATAAGAATACACCCAATACACCTCCTCTAAATGTTTACTACATAGTATTTAAAAAAATAAAATATACACATGATAAACTACTAGAAGAATTATTTACTCCATACAGAAACGACAAAAGTAAAAAAAATACAGGAAGAACACTTTTATTTTATGTTAAAAAAACCAGAATAGATATTTTCGATAACAATAACAATAACAATAACAATAAAGATAATGACCATGAAATATTATTTTCTATGTTTTGTTCGTAAGTTTTGTTAAAATATTATTTAATTAAAAATGCGCAGTGGGACGCATCCACCACAATCAATATTTTCATTGTCAACCGAACATGTTTTTATACCACTGATAGACATTTCTTGGTTAAATATAATGTCATTTTTCTTTTCGTTATTATACTCCTCTAAGTTACATCTCCATGGACATTCCAATACTGGACCATCGGAGTCAACACTCGTTCTGCACATTGAATCTTTTCTATTTGTATTATTTGGACTCATACATCCGGCTAGACATTTAGAACCGAAAAGTCGTTTAATAACACCACCTAAGTCCATGCTTAATAAAGCGGATAAGTCCATCGTTTTTTGTCCTATAGTTGTATCTACTTGGTCCATTTTATCCGTTATTTTTTTAATTTCTGATTGTGAATAGTTTTCTATAAGCCTTGTCTGATTTTTTGTAGAGGTAATATAGTGTAGTAGTAGTAGTATAAGACCAATTATAAATATAATAAAGAATAATGTGTGTTTACCTTTAACTATTGATGATTTTGGCATCTATATAAATATATACTATAAATATATTATTTTATAATATAAGGGGAACTGGGGGAACAGGGAACGGGGAATGAATTAATCAGTTCCTGTATAATGGACTTTCATCTATCATCATGCCGCAATATGATATTGGATTTTTGGAATAGTCAATTGCTCGATAAATATGAATACGCACTGCATTCTCAAGTAGAAATTTAAAGTTATTCCAAAACTCCTCCTTGTGTCCAATCGATTCCGACATAGTATGCGCTAGTTCATGAATCGAAACAAACGTAAGTGTATTTTTATCAATAAGCGTATCTCCATTTTTTGTTGTGTTTAAACAGAATGCAATTTTTTCGCCCTTATTTTCACTATACGCGGTATGCTCGCTATCCACTTTCGTTTCCATAATACTTTGAGGGTTGAAATTTTTAATAAGTCTTTGGACGTTTTCATACGTGGGGTATGTTTTTTGCATATATTCTACAAGTTTTTTCATATTTTTTGTAACACTTGCTAGTAAGTCTGCTGCCATTTCTTGTTTAAGCCTTTCACGAACGCAATATTTATTTCCGTCTACATTCGATGTTATACAATTCAACCCAGCCATGTCATTATCAAAATAATATTTTATAAATATAATTAAAATACCGATTGATAATATATAACTTATTATATTCATTTCCATAATATGGTAAGAATAGTAGTTTATAATTTTGATAATTATATATAATGACTATATAATTATTAATATATACACAGCTTAATGCTTAATATACCCTAGACGTTTATCTTGTATTTTGTATTTTGTATTTTGTCTTTGTAAACATTTATTGACCACCGCAACCGATTTCAAGGGGTTGACGGAAAGTGTCAGGCTCAATAGTAGTATTCATCCATGGACTTACTATCAACTGAGGGTTAGGGGGTTCAGAACGAACTTGCAGGTTAGCATTGCGAAGAGCGCTTCCTACAGTATCAATACCGGTTAAGTAACCAGCGTTCAAAAAGTTTACACCCAAGTAGTCACCGCTTCCCATAGGCTGAAGACCCCAAGCGTTGTTACCATCTTTGGGGAGGAGATCAGAGGGGTTATTCGTATTGTTGCCTGTGCAATTAGAGGGCATACCTGCCAAGTTAGAATCGCTAGCGTTTAATGCTGAATAGTCTACAAAAAATGTTCCTTCATTAGCACCTGATGGTGGCGACGATGATGAAGGAGGAGAAGAGGCGTTACCATTACCACGTCTATTTTTTGAGGAATAATTTTCAGGCATGAAATTCTTGTTTGAAGAATAGTTCATAACCACGTAAATAAGAACTATTCCTCCTAAAAGTAAAAGAACGTGATGTGCTTTAAATGTTTTCTGTAATTCTTTGAGCATCATTATATAAAATAAATGATAAAATATTTTTATAATTTTAATATTAATTATCAAATAAGAAATAAGAAATAAGAAATAAAAAATAAGAAATAAATAACCAAAAAATAAAAGATATACGTTAAAGTTTTGAATGAAATGCCTTAATACATCATATTGTAAATATTAACATTATGATTTATAATTTATGATTTATAATTTATGATTTATAGTTTATGATTTGTTAATCATTTTCTGTATCAGAACCCGAACCAGAACCAGAACCAGAACACGAGCTTGAATCAGAGTCAGAATTATAATCTGTATCAGAATCTGAATCATCAAGCATATAAGTATTCTTAATCTTTTTAACTTCTAAATATGCATCAAATGCTAATTTTCTTGTAGCCCTTGCTTTCTCTTTTGCTGCTTTATATATTTCATAATAAATATCATTAGGTTTTTTGATTTTTATCTTTTCATCATCTTTTATTTCTAAATCTACTTCTGTAATTTCTGTAATTTCTGTAATTTCTGTATTTTTTCTATTTTCTGTATTTTCTGTATTTTCTGTATTTTCTTGTGAATCTTTATGTTTTGCATTTTGTTTTTGGGGTTGCAGTTTTGTATTTTGTTTGTCTATACTCTCTCTGTTCTCTTCATTCTCTTCATTCTCTCCGGTCTCATCCTTTCTCAGCATAGAAGACGCCAATGACGATAATACATTTGATACCGGTTTAGGTGCCATGTTAGGTGAAAGTAATACCTTTTTATCTGTGTCATGACTTTCAAATAAAGTAGTGTCGCGTGTGTTGACAGATTCATGATTTGGATTATGTAATACTGCTAAAGAGTCTTCGACATCTTTGCTATTTTTATTGTTTTTATTGTCTTTATTTTTACTATCTTCTTGTTCAGACACTTCTTCTTGTACATGTGTTATAGAAACTGATAGTGGTTCCACGCCTACACCTACACCTACATGTTTCTTTATTAAACAGGACTGAAAAACAGGTTTATTTGCCATAATAAGAACCTGACGTATTATGATTTCAAACTGAAAACTTCTTTGAGAAAATTTGATACCTTGTATTTCTAAAACAGATATGATATCATTTTCTGGTTTTACATCTTCAATGGTTAGCTGTTTTTCGGTTTCATCGAATACAAAACATGTAGGCACTTTCATAAGATTTTTTGATGGTGCAATATTAGCGCGCATCGAATAATATTTTCCTCCCTTAAATGGTCTTAATGCTGACGTAAATGCATTTTCAATGTCGGCTTGGTCGATTTCATTTGTAAACCAAGAATTTTTCTTTTCATGTATTTTTTCAATGCACGATTTTTCTAAATTTTCCATGAATTCAATAAAAGACGTGTCTTCGTTTGAAAACATTAAGTCAATATATGCTTTTTTACCAGCCGTTGTAGTTACTCCTTGCTTGGTAATACATTTAGGTGTTTGTATATATAAAACCTCGTTTACATTGCCTATACCTATTTTAGTAAAAAATGTTCCACTGCTTCCATGTAATGATTCGGGATGCATCAATGAAACTTTGCTAAAATCATAATTCGTATACGTTGTGCAAACATTTGCATTAGATGTTGAATGAATATCCATTTAATGCATAGAGAGAAAATATAGATTATAATAACACGCAAAAAATGGGTATTTTTTATATCTTTATAAAATATTAGTTCGTATTTTACTTCATACAAACAAACATACCATGGCTAATGTCAAGGAAGATAACAAGGAAGATAAGAAGGAAGATAAGAAGGAAGATAAGAAGGAAGATAAGAAGGAAGATAAGAAGGATTACAATAAGGATCACAATTTTAAAGACAAAATATACGACTATTGTTTGGACTTTATTAAAAAAGATGAAGTTAAAAAAGAACTTAAGAACTTATTCAAACCTATCGTTAGTTTAATCCTGGAAGAAATTTATCCATATATTTATCTGTCGTTATTGTTGGTTGTAATTAGCTTCTTTTTAGTTTTAGGCATATTTATTATCTTAATAAAAAGCTATAAATAATAAATTTTATTTTTTCTAACTAAATAGTATAACAGAATAAAATGGCAAGAAAATATAAATCAAAAATAAGTCGCCGGCGGCGTTGCAAAAAGGGAGGCGCCCCTTTAGGTTCTAGTCCTTATCCTAGTGTTAGTGGTGGTTCGTGGACGACTAATGCCCCCTCTGGAACTGCTGCGGCTGATGCATCTAGTTTTAAATCATTTTTAAGCAGATTTTCAAGTGGAACTCCTGCTCAAAATGCTGCAGAATTAAATAAATTTGCTTTAAGGGGTAATGGTCAGCCTAGTCAATTCGGCGGTGGTCGTTCTAAACGGCGTGGACATGGACACGGACGCAAACATAGCGCAAAGTCTTCCAAAAAAATCTTCCCCAAATCATTTGGCACCGAGTCAAGCAGTCGTGAACAACAGATGGCACAAGGAATGAGTCAAGGTCAGGCACAAGCACAAGCCGCAGCTATGCAGCAACAGCAACAGCAACAGCAACAGCAACAGCAACAGCAACAGCAAAGCCAAAGTGGTGGCATGTTTGCATCCTTTGGTGCCTTACTGAAAGAAGCTCTTGTCCCTCTTGGTTTATTGGCTGCCCAACAGACATACGCAAGGAGCTACGGAAAACGCACACGCAAACATCGTAGGTGAATAATGACCGATAGTTTGGCAAAATAGGATATAGGAAACATTCGTATATTTAATAATATGTAAAACAAATTTAGATATTATTTTATAGTATATACAACACATATACATACACGTATCTGTATCTACAATATGCAGTCTAAGGCAGGAGGCGGCGGAAGTGGCGGTGGCGGTGCCACGAACAACGGAAATTTAGAAAAGTCAATTCAAAGATGGGTAGAATTAGACAATGAAATGAAACTTTTGAATGAACAAGTAAAAGATTTGCGAACACGCAAAAATGATATGGAAGATAAAATAATCGATTACGTAAGCACACACGATATGAATAATAATGTTGTAAATATTACGGATGGGAAACTTAAATTTTGTGAAACAAAGCAAACCATGCCTATTACTTTAGGGTTTTTAGAGAAGTGTTTAGGTGATATTATTTCAAACCAAAATCAGGTGAAACAAATTATGGATTATATTAAAGGAAAACGCGAACATAAAATAGTTCCTGAAATTAAGCGTTATTATAATTAGTTATGCAATAATCGTTATCTTATCCAATATTATTTATATGTATATAATAGGGTTATACATATAAACAAAAAATAAAAAACACACATATTAATACTACGATACTACGATGCTACGTAACGATGATCTTATTTTCTGTAAAACGGAATCGGGGGTAACAAGCTGTGGTTATAATATTAGCAATATGCTTCTTAAAAATACACTAAATACACCACATTCGCAATACGGCCATCATAAAAGCAACATAAACAAAACAAGCAAAGATGATATACGGATTGCAAAACTTATGGAGGATTTAATTGTTCCTTCCGGGCTATACTATTGTCATCCGATGACCAAACATAAAGTATTCAACTATAAATACATGCAAGCTCCGCAGTCATCGCGGTCTCCACAATCACGAGAGAATGGAGAGAAAGACGAGATAAATATAACAAATGGAATGATAGACGAGTCTGTATATGATAAATTACTTAGTCTTGTATCCGTGGATAAGAAAAAATTATTTGACAGAAAAACAAGAAAAAATAAAGGCGCATTATTCCAAAAAGTTAAGGATGGGTCTATGGTTTCGGACATGGATGTAGTTTTAGATACTCCTCTTGATATAATAGCAGAGAAAGGAGAGAAAGTAGAGAAACCAAATAAAAAGAAATCACTTAAATTAAAACTAAAATTACAGCCACAACAACAGCACCCGCAAAAACCAAATCAAAGAAAAACGAAAAAGGTAAGATTTGCTTAAATATATGTTGTGTTTTTTATTTTAGTCCCAAGATTCTAACCATTTTCTGGTTAGTGTTTTTTCAACACTTTCGAGTGCACCTTCCACCCATCCTTGGTGCAAACTTATTACTTCGCCCACGATTAAAACATTCGGATCAGGATGTTGCGCCTTTTCAATGAATTCTTGTCGCGTATCAAAATGGCTTGTAAGGGGTGTATAATAATGTGTGCCATTTTTCCAGTAGAAGTCTTTTATATTTTCAATACGGAGTTTGCCTTTTAAATCCAGCGAATTTTCGAGAAGGGTATTTAATGTCGACCTATTTTTTTCATTATTTTTGAAATATTTTTTGAAGAAGTCGGCATCGGCATTGTCGCTATATATTATCATATACACGCCATGGTCTGGATCCATCGGAATGACTTTTTGCATGGGTCCGGGGATAATCGTCACGCCTTGTATTTTTTCTTTTAGATGCGGAATGGATTCGCGGGAGAACTTGGCATATAGTCGAAGAAAGGGTTGGCCTTTAATTTGGTAGTAAAGTTCGGGTGTAGATGATACATTGCGAATCAAATCTTTTACGCCGTCGATATCGGTTGCAATAACCACTTTTTCGCAATAGTATTTTTTCTTTGATTGCGCTTGATACGCGGAATGATGAGGGTGCTTTGTTGAGACTTCAAAATACTTATCGCATTTTAGTATGCGTGTAACTTCAGTATTGTTGATAATATGGTGACCGGATTCCAACTTGTCAACTATTTTATCAACTAATTTTTTCCACGGGACAGAAAAACCTACCCAACGATTATAGTTATCGTCGAAATTATAGTGATATAAAACATCGTATGCATCTTCGTTTTCATAGTCGGAGTAACCGGCACATACAACAAATTTGTCGTATTCTTTTTTACCTAAAACACTAGTTGCAAACTTTTTGAAGGTGGTGTGTGGGATGTCGGCGCGAGCATACGTTTTATGATAAGCATGTTTTAGCTCCATAAAAGTTGTTTTCACCATACCATGACAAAGCGGCTCTAATGATGCGACAAAATTGTGTCCAGTCTCAAATCTATGAACTGGGATTTTAAACTTACGCATCAGACTAAGTAACAACTTGTCTTTATGAAGCCTGCCAATACCCGCACCTGTTACAACAGAAGTATTTTCAAAGTCCTCATTATAAGACTTGCCACCATACGTGTCATATTTTTCAACGACTAAAAATGACAAACGAGGTGCAAGATTTCTAACTTTCAGCGCAGCATATAATCCTGCCATTCCTGAGCCAATAATGATAACGTCGTAATAAGATGAGAATGAGGATGATTGTGATGACATTACGATAAATGTAGTAATTTATGAAGGTGTTTATGAAGATGTTTATGAAGGTATATATTAATAGTATAATAAATAATGATACACTATTAATTATTTTTAAGTATTAGTTCTAAGTATTAGTTCTAAGCGTTACCCCAATATACTCCAGCTATTTTTGTTAAATGGAGAAAGCAATATTTCGGGAACTTTCTTCTTCCAGTATTCCAGTTTACGTTGAAGTTCTCTGTCTCTCATACTAATAGGATGAATTGGTGTATTTAACATTGCATTTTGTTCCGCAGGTGTAATAATCGGCTTATAACCAAAACAATTTACACCAAACCGCGCATTGGGATTATCAATGCGTCCACCATTTATACCAGGACGCCCGCAGTCATTTTCGTGACCTTCTATTGTCTGTAACTTGTCCCATGTTTTTTTCTGTGTAGGAAACAATATCATTTGGTTGTCTGACCATCCATAATTACACCACTCTCCACCTTTATTGTATGCAGATTCGACTTGGTTATATGTTGCTAAACTTCCGCCATATGCTTGGCAAATCGTTTTTGCATCATCATATGAATACTTATTGTCTGGAATGTTATATACTTCTTTCATGATTTTCATTTGAGGAACTACATTTTCACTCGGTTTTTGTTGGATTGTTAAATCTACTCTTGGTTTATCTGTGAATATATCTTTAATTCCGGCTGTTATATTTACATTGAAAAAGTATTGAAAACCATTTATAATAAGTAGAATTATGAAAACACTCCATAATATAATTTCAAGTGTTCTTTTGCCAGATGGCTCACCACCAATGCCACCACCGCCACCACCACCATCTACTGCGCCTTTATTTCCTAAAGAAGAAAATAAAAAAAAATACAATAATAAAACTACAACAAAGGTAACTATGATAATTATGCGAGTAGATACTGATGTTGAATCTAATTTATCTCTACCTGATGTTGCTAATTGACTAATATATTGTAACGGATCACCTTGTAAACCTGTTAATGAATTATAACTTATACTCATTTTATATATAAAATACTATATATAAAACTATATATAAATTTTATTTTATAGAAATATATTCGCGATTTGTTAGATTTTGTTTTTATTTTGTATTTTGCATTTTGCATTATTTCTTTATATTTTTTTTACGATAAAAAAGACAATAGGGTGTATTTCCACTAATCGTGTCTTCATCTATAGTTATCTCTTTTACTATCGTGTCATTGAAATTATACCATTTCCCGTTTGAATTCTTAATCGTTGCGCTATAATGTCCACCATCCACTTGTCCATGATGATTACAAATTGCGTATAAGTCGTATATATATGCCTCCTTTCCATATCCTTCTACATATCGCGAAAAATCAACATTTTGTAATGGAATGTCAATAAACATCTGGTTCTTTTTACTTCTTCCTGTTGCATATGAAGTTATAAATCTCTTAATATCAATTATCATTATATTTGGAAGACTCCAAAACAAGATTCTTTTATTTACTGCCTCTTTTTTATTTGTTGCCTCGTTAAACCACATATTATCTCCATCTAAAGCTTCCTTCTCGCAATGTTTATCGAAACAATCAAATAGTGTGACATTTTTATCCGTTTTCTCAATACGTAATTCTTCTTTGGTAGGAATCGGAACATGAATAATCATAAATGGTTCCGGCGTTATACTCAAGTATTTCGTATCTATGTCGCGTGACGATGACGACGCAATCGGTGTCAAAACGGAAACATGGATTCCAAAAAATATATTCAATATTTCCGAGTAGTCTTTTGTATATTTTTGTTTCATCATTTCGTAACATTTTTT